TTCTTCCCATGACCCAGATTTTCAATTCTCCACTCGCTACCGCTTTCAACTTGTTTAACGCCGGATATAATCCTCGTTATTTCAATTGGAAAACTAAACTTGATGTTATCAATGGTGCGTTTACTACTACTCTTAAATCTTGGGTTTCTCCGGTTTCTGAGTCTTTGCTTTCTGGTTGGGCTCGATTCGGTGGTTCTACCCCCGATACTGAAACTAAGGTTGCTTTGAACTATAAGTTCTTTAAGGTCAACCCTTCTGTCCTTAATCCTATATTTGGAGTTAACGCTGATTCTACCTGGGATACTGACCAACTATTGGTTAACTCTTATATTGGTTGCTATGTTGCCCGTAATCTGTCCCGTGATGGTGTGCCTTACTAAATATTGTTTTAATTATGATTGGAAAGTTTAATACCTTGAGTAGTTTGGAACAAAGTTCTGAACTTATTCCTAATGTTGTGCCCGATGCTTTTGCAGTCGCTCCCGAATTTGATTCTACAGAACAACTTCGTGTAGAAATTGATGACACTGACGAGTCCTGTCCGATTCGTTATACTTCTGATATTCGTTTAATTCTTCATACTAAGGACTTGACTTCCCGTGCCGGTCTTGCTGTTGCTTCTAAGTTTGGCCAAAGTAAACAGCCTGTTTCTCAATTCCAGCAAATAATGGATACGATGTCTGATGATGACCTTTTGGCGACGGTTCGCTCCCGGCATATTCAATCTCCTTCTGAAATTATTGCTTGGTCTAAGGAGTTGTTGGCTTACGCTGAAACTCTTGAGTCTCAAGCTCAAGACTTGATTGACGCTGAAAATTCTAAACAAGAGGCAGAAAAAGCGGATGCTGCTTCCGCTGATACTGCTTCCTCTGAATAATGGGCCTTCTTGGTTCAATCGCTGGTGGTCTCCTCGGTATTGGTTCTTCTTCTATGCAGAATGCACAGAATCGACAAAATGTTCGGGAGACCAACCAGATGAACTATAAGATAAATCAGATGAACAACCAGTTTAACGAGCGTATGGCTATGCAGCAACGTGATTTCCAGGAAAATATGTGGAATAAGGAAAATGCTTATAACACTGCTTCCGCACAACGTCAACGTCTCGAAGAAGCTGGCTTAAATCCTTATCTGATGATGAACGGTGGTTCTGCCGGTATTGCTCAATCTTCTGGTTCTGGTTCTTCTGCTTCTTCTGCCGGTTCTGCTGTTATGCAGCCCTTTCAGGCGGATTATTCAGGCGTCCAGCAAGCTATCGGTTCTGTGTTTCAGTCCCAAGTTCAACAGGCACAGGTCTCACAATTACAAGGTCAGAAAAATCTTGCGGATGCTCAAGCTATGCAGGCTCTTTCTAATGTAGATTGGTCAAAAATGACTAAAGAGACTCGTGAATACCTGAAAGCGACCGGTCTTGCCCGTGCCCAACTTGGTTATTCCAAGGAAAAGCAGGAGCTTGATAATATGGCTTTTGCCGGTCGTCTTCTTCAGGCTCAAGGAACCTCTCAACTACTTGATGCTGAATCAAAGACTATTCTTAACAGATATCTTGACCAACAACAACAGGCCGATTTGAATGTCAAGGCTTCTGAGTATTATAATCAGATGTCTCACGGTCACTTGAATTATAATCAGGCTAAGAAGGTCCTCGCTGATGAGGTATTGACTTATGCCCGTGCCAAAGGTCAGAAAATCAGCAATAAGGTTGCTGAAGCTACTGCTGATTCTCTTATTCGAGCTTCCAATGCTTCTAATCATTCAAATGCTGAATTCGAGCTTGAAGCTGCTAAATTCAACCGTGAGCGTGCCCGTTCTCGCAGTATTGAAGATTGGTATCGTTCTCGTAATGAAGGAAAAAAATATAAGTATTATGATGCCGATAAGGCCGTTCAATATGGAACTTCTATCGGCAACACTATAGGTAACTTTCTGCCCTGGTAGTACTTTTGTTTGTTGTGTGTTTACCCGGCTCGTAGTGATACGCGTCGGGTTTTGCTGCTTGTAGTAACTTCCGGCAACCGCGCGTAGCGTGGTTATACACCCCCTGAATTTCGGGACGTTAGGACTGAAATCAGAGCCGTTAGGCTATAGTACTCCCATCCTCAAAGCTTGATGCTTGCAACGCGTAAGCAGTTTTCCGGAGAGTTCTCTCTCTTCCGTCGCTGCTATACCCCTAAAATATTCTTTGACGAAGTCTACATGAGTTTGCCCACAGGGAAAGCTATTTACCTCATAGCTTTCAGTCTCTCCTTGTCTTATATACGCAAACTCACAGACCAGCCTACCACCCATATAGCTTATTGTTTATTAATGTTAATATTTTACGTTGACATTTGTTTTTTTCAAGTATTTATCTGTATCTTTGCTCTGTCTTTAAAACAATGTCTAATTTAAAATTCAAGTTTATGGAAAAGTATTATTTGTGCTCCGTTCAATCAAAGACTAATCCTAATCAGAATGAAACTGTTCTCGTTCCCGTTGACGAAGTTTCTGCCTTTGTGTCTTCGTATCTTCGTCCTGATTGCGTTCTTATTGTTTCTCATTGTTCAACCTTTAAAGCGATTCCTGATGAAAAGTGAAACTAAATCTAAAATTTGGTCTGCAATTATTGCAGCTGCTGTTAGTCTTCTTACGTCTATTGCTCAAATCTTTTCGTAAGTCATGAATCCAGCATTAATGAAATTCATTGAATGGCTCCTTCGTTGGAACATTCATTTCTCTGTCACCTCTGCTCTTCGTACTAAGCAGCAGAATGAAGCATGTGGAGGCTCTGCTAATTCCCAGCATCTAACTGGCGATGCTGTTGATTTGAAGCCTCTTAATATCTCAGTGGATGATTTTATTTTGAAAATCAAAAACTCTGGCTTTGAATTCGACCAACTTATAAAGTACCGAACTTTTGTTCACGTTTCTTTTGCTCGTTGTCGTAAACCTCGTCGAATGGAACTTAATTTTACTGATAGAAAATGATTACTAAGGAATTGCAGAATAAGCTGGTGACTCGTTGTCAGCATCCTCGTACGGTTGTTAATAAGTATACGCATGAGTCCGTTGTTGTCTCTTGTGGACGTTGTCCTTCTTGTATCCTTCGTCGTTCTGGTATTCAGACTAATCTGCTTACCACTTATTCTGCTCAATATCGTTATGTATACTTTGTCACTCTTACTTATGCTCCTAAGTTTCTCCCTACTTTGGAGGTTTCGGTTGTCGAGACTTGTACGGACGATATTGCGGATGTATCCGTCGTTCCCAATATTAATGACTTGGACGCTGGTGACCCTAACACTTATCTGTTTGGCTTTCGCAGCGTTCCTCGTTCCTCTTCTGTTAAGTTGAAGAGCTCTACTGTTGAGCGTACTTTCAAAGACCCCCAGATAAGATTTTCTTATCCTATGAAACCTAAGGATTTATTATCCATTCTTAGCAAGATTAACCATAATGTTCCTAATAGAATTCCTTATGTGTGTAATCGTGACCTCGACTTGTTTTTAAAACGTTTAAGAAGTTACTACCCAGATGAAAAATTACGTTACTACGCTGTATCAGAATACGGCCCTATCAGTTTCCGCCCGCATTGGCATTTGTTACTGTTTTCCGACTCCGACCGATTCTCGCAGACTATTCTTGAAAATGTATCTAAGGCTTGGTCTTACGGACGTTGTGATGCGTCACTCTCGAGAGGATTCGCAGCACCGTATGTTGCGTCGTATGTTAATAGCTTTGTCGCTTTACCCGACTTTTATACTCAGATGCCAAAAGTGGTGCGCCCTAAATCCTTCCATTCCATTGGCTTTACAGAATCAAATCTCTTTCCTCGAAAGGTACGAATTGCCGAAATTGACGAAGTTGCCGATAAGTGCCTTGATGGAGTCCGCGTTGAGCGCGATGGATATTTTCGCACAATTAAACCTACGTGGCCGTATCTCCTTCGATTATTCCCCCGATTTTCGGACGCTGTTCGTAAATCTCCATCGAGTATTTACCAGTTACTTTTTGCTGCGTTCACAGCGCCCGAACGAGTCATTCGTAGCGGATGTGCAGATATAGGTTGTGACCCGTTTTACGATAGTAAACAAAGTATTCTTTCTTTTTGTAAACAATATTTAAATTATGTAGATAATTATGGAAAATCAAACGAATGTAGGAATTACCTCTCTCCTCAAGCGATTATACCGCATAGTGATGTTCTCATTCTTTCTGAATGTCGTTTGTACGATGGTTATGCTATGGACCCTGTTTGTCGTCTCTCCCGCGTATACCGCTTTTTCCTCAGAATTTCGAAGTTTCTTCGAGTATATTCTCCGGATGGATGCTCAGAACTCTTCTGGTCCAGCAGCGCTTCTGGAGGAGAACTCTTTCGTCGAGAAAGATTTTTGCGAATAATCTCTGAGAAAATAGTTGGTTTTTGGAACCGTTATGATTATAACCGTCTTGTAGATTTTTATCAGACTTTGGAAGATTCCAACGATAAGGATCTGGTAGACTTTGAACTTCGTCATTATTCGTTTCGTTATAATAAAATTGATTATGGTAAGGATGCTGAGTCAGATTATCAAAAACTTCCTCTTGTTCGTCGTTTGGCTGCCGCTGCATTGATTAAATGCAGGGATAAGGTCAAACACAAGAGAGTGAATGATTTGTCTGGTATTTATTTTTACGGTAATTAATATGTTTCACTAATTTATTTTTTCTATGGCTTCTTATACTGGAATGTCTAATCTTCAGAATCACCCTCACCGTTCTGGATTCGATATTGGACGCAAAAATGCATTTACTGCAAAAGTTGGTGAGCTTCTTCCTGTCTACTGGGATATCTCCATGCCTGGTGACAAGTATAAATTTAATGTTGAGTATTTCACCCGTACCCAGCCCGTTGAAACGTCTGCCTATACTCGGTTGCGTGAATACTTTGATTTTTATGCTGTGCCGTTACGCCTTCTTTGGAAGTCTGCGCCTTCTGTATTGACCCAAATGCAGGAT